TCTGTTTCAACCAGGCAGTTAACATGACATTCCGCAATCACACCACCGGGTTCTCCTTTCCATTTTTGGCAAACAAAAACTCCTGTTAAATTGCCGTGCTGGTTAACAGATGTATGCCCTACGATGTAGCTTCCTTTAGTTGCTTTCTCTGCCTTTTCACGCAGTGCCTGATAATTAATTTCGCTCACTTCGAACCTCTCTGTTTACTGATAAGCTCCAGATCCTCCTGGCAACTTGCACAAGTCCGACAACCCTGAACTGCCAGGCGTCTTCGTTCATCTATCGGATCGCCACACTCACAACAATGAGTTGCGGATACAGTCTGGTAGTTCAGGCGACGCATTTTTATTGCTGTATTGCGCTGTAATTCTTCAATTTCTGATGCTGAATCAATGATGTCTGCCATCTTCCATTAATCCCTGAATTGTTGGTTAATACGCTTGAGGGTGAATGCGAACAATAAAAAAGGAGCCTGTAGCTCCCTGATGATTTTGCTTTTCATGTTCATCGCTCCTTAAAGACGCCGTTTAACATGCCGATCGCCAGACTTAAATGAGTCGGTGTGAATCCCATTAGCGTTACCGTTTCGCGGTGCTTCTTCAGTACGCTACGGCAAATGTCATCGACGTTTTTATCCGGAAACTGCTGTCTGGCTTTTTTTGATTTCAGAATTAGCCTGACGGGCAATGCTGCGAAGGGCGTTTACCTGCTGAGGTGTCATTGAACAAGTCCCATGTCGGCAAGCATAAGCACACAGAATATGAAGCCTGCTGCCAGAAAAATGCATTCTGTTGTTGTCATGCCGGGTCTCTCTCGTTTGCTTCTGCTTTCGCCGCCATCATTTCCAGCTTTTGTGAAAGGGATGTGGCTAACGTATGAAATTCTTCGTCTGTTTCTACTGGTATTGGCACAAACCTGACTCCAATTTGAGCGAGGCTATGTGCCATCCCGATACTCGTTCTTAATTCAACAGGAGATGCTTTGTGCATACAGCCCCTCGTTTATTATTTATCTCTTCAGCCAGCCGCTGTGCTTTCAGTGGATTTCGGATAACAGAAAGGCCGGGAAATACCCAGCCTCGCTTTGTAACGGAGTAGACGAAAGTGATCGTGCCTACCCGGATATTATCGTGAGGATGCTTCATTACCATTGCTCCCCATATACAAAACCAATTTCAGCCAGTGCCTCGTCCATTTTTTCGATGAACTCCGGCACCATCTCGTCAAAACTCGCCATGTACTTTTCATTCCGCTCAATCACGACATAATGCAGGCCTTCACGCTTCATGCGCGGGTCATAGTTGGCAAAGTACCAGGCATCTTTTCGCGTCACCCACATGCTGTACTGCACCTGGGCCATGTAAGCCGACTTTATGGCCTCGAAACCACCGAGCCGGAACTTCATGAAATCCCGGGAGGTAAACGGGCATTTCAGTTCAAGGCCGTTGCCGTCACTGCATAAACCATCGGGAGAGCAGGCGGTGCGCATACTTTCGTCGCGATAGATGATCGGGGATTCAGTAACATTCACGCCGGAAGTGAACTCAAAGAGGGCTCTGGCGTCGTTCTCGTACTGTTTTCCCCAGGCCAGCGCCTTAGCGTTAACTTCCGGAGCCACACCGGTGCAAACCTCGGCAAGCAGGGTGTGGAAGTAGGACATTTTCATGTCAGGCCATTTCTTTCCGGAGCGGGGTTTTGCTATCACATTGTGAACCTCTGAAGCGGTGATGACGCCGAGCCGTAATTTGTGCCATGCATCATCCCCCCTGTTCGACAGCTCTCACGTCGATCCCGGTACGCTGCAGGATAATGTCCGGTGTCATGCTGCCACCTTCTGCTCAGTGGCTTTCTGTTTCAGGAATCCAAGAGCTTTCACTGCTTCGGCCTGTGTCAGTTCTGACGATGCTCGAATGTCGCGGCGAAATATCTGGGAACAGAGCGGCAATAAGTCGTCATCCCATGTTTTATCCAGGGCAATCAGCAGAGTGTTAATCTCCTGCATGGTTTCATCGTTAACCGGAGTGATGTCGCGTTCCGGCTGACGTTCTGCAGTGTATGCGGTATTTTCGACAATGCGCTCGGCTTCATCCTTGTCATAGATACCAGCAAATCCGAAGGCCAGACGGGCACACTGAATCATGGCTTTATGCCGTAACATCCGTTTGGGATGCGACTGCCACGGTCCGGTGATTTCTCTGCCTTCGCGGGTTTTGAATGGTTCGCGGCGGCATTCATCCATCCATTCGGTAACGCAGATCGGATGATTACGGTCCTTGCGGTAAATCCGGCATGTACAGGATTCATTGTCCTGCTCAAAGTCCATGCCATCAAACTGCTGGTTTTCATTGATGATGCGGGACCAGCCATCAACGCCCACCACCGGAACGATGCCGTTCTGCTTATCAGGGAAGGCGTAAATTTCTTTCGTCCACGGATTAAGGCCGTACTGGTTGGCGACGATCAACAATGCGATGAACTGCGCATCGCTGGCATCACCTTTAAATGCCGTCTGGCGAAGAGTGGTGATCAGTTCCTGTGGGTCGACAGAATCCATGCCGACACGTTCAGCCAGCTTCCCTGCCAGCGTTGCGAGTGCTGTACTCATCCGTTTTATACCTCTGAATCAATATCAACCTGGTGGTGAGCAATGGTTTCAACCATGTACCGGATGTGTTCTGCCATGCGCTCCTGAAACTCAACATCGTCATCAAACGCACGGGTAATGGCTTTTTTGCTGGCCCCGCAGCGTTGCAAATGATCGATGCAGAGTGATTCAAACAGATGTTGTGGAAGACCTTTTTCCATGTCGTCTGCCAGTTCTGCCTCTTTCTCTTCACGGGCGATCAGCTGGTAGTGACGTGCCCAGCTCTGAGCCTCAAGACGATCCTGAATGTAATAAGCGTTCATGGCTGAACTCCTGAAAATGGCTGTGAAAATATCGCCCGCGAAATGCCAGGCTGATTAGGAAAACAGGAAAGGGGGTTAGTGAATGCTTTTGCTTGATCTCAGTTTCTGTATTAATATCCATTTTTTATAAGCGTCGACGGCCTCACGAAACATCTTTTCATCGCCAATAAAAGTGGCGATAGTGAATTTAGTCTGGATAGCCATAAGTGTTTTATCCATTTTTTGGAACTCCTGGCTGATTAAGTATGTCGATAAGGCGTTTCCATCCGTCACGTAATTTACGGGTGATTCGCTCAAGTAAAGATTCGGAAGGGCAGCCAGCAACAGGCCACCCTGCAATGGCATATTGCATGGTGTGCTCCTTATTTATACATAACGAAAAACGCCTCGAGTGAAGCGTTATTGGTATGCGGTAAAGCCGCACTCAGGCGGCCTTGATAGCCATATCATCTGAATCAAATATTCCTGATGTATCGATATCGGTAATTCTTATTCCTTCGCTACCATCCATTGGAGGCCATCCTTCCTGACCATTTCCATCATTCCAGTCGAACTCACACACAACACCATATGCATTTAAGTCGCTTGAAATTGCTATAAGCAGAGCATGTTGCGCCAGCATGATTAATACAGCATTTAATACAGAGCCGTGTTTATTGAGTCGGTATTCAGAGTCTGACCAGAAATTATTAATCTGGTGAAGTTTTTCCTCTGTCATTACGTCATGGTCGATTTCAATTTCTATTGATGCTTTCCAGTCGTAATCAATGATGTATTTTTTGATGTTTGACATCTATTCATATCCTCATAGATAAAAAATCGCCCTCACACTGGAGGGCAAAGAAGATTTCCAATAATCAGAACAAGTCGGCTCCTGTTTAGTTACGAGCGACATTGCTCCGTGTATTCACTCGTTGGAATGAATACACAGTGCAGTATTTATTCTGTTGTTTATGCCAAAAATAAAGGCCGACTATGCGGCCTCGGAAGGAAGTCCAATCATCTTATTCAAATCTTCTACCCGTAAAGCAGGAAGTGCTGTACTTGCTTTATCTGCTTCTTTTGGTAGCAATTCTTTGCTTTCAGGCCAAACTTCAATAAGTCGCTTAACTGTTGTGACTGAGTTCAAAGCAGCCCATACATTTGATTCGATATCCTTTTTCTTGGCTTCAAGTTTTTGTTGCAATGCGCAGATTTCATCAAACCTTTTTGTTATTTCGTGTTCTGCGTCAAACATGCATTTATCTTTGATCGGAGTAGGGAGCAATATATCTTTGCCGTTGCCGTCTTTCCCATATGAATGCCATCCAACCCTTCTGCCAGATACAGTCAGATAAATTGAAGTAGAACTAACATCGTATGAGTAAAATGAACATCCCATCTTTCCAAGTTCTTCACTTATAGCTACCAACTTGGATGATAACCGATCCACTTCCTCAGTTTTCTTTTTACCGCCAAACGCAATAACTCTGGCGTCAAGTGCAAGCTGGTTCTTTAACTTTGTTACTTCTTCAAGTTCAGTGAACACCCCGGACTTAATTAAAGCGTTACGAGCGATTTCCTCTTTCATTCTCGTAGTTAAGCGGATTGATGACATATTAATTCCTCTCAAATAAGTGGTTTGCTGCCTAATTTCATTTTCTGGCGACCAACACAAGTCATCTTGCCGTCAGTTGTTTTGATTTCCGGTAGCCTGCCGCGTAAAGAGCTACGTTTGGAAGACATACACCAGTTTCTGGTTGCTTATGTCCAAACTCATTCGCGTACACAATGGCCGCTCGCTCCAGATTGCGTCTGTATTCTTTCTGTTGCCAGATCACGTCCTGTGCCATGAACTTAATTGGCTTAGCGTCTTCTATGCGCTCAGGCGTTTCGTGAGTACCTTTAGCCTGAATCTGCGCTCTGCTTAGAGTAGGGCGGTGTAATACTTCTGAACTTATTGCTTCTTCGCGGGCCAGCACGCCGTTAGCTAATGCCTTTGCCTTTAAACGCTCACGACGACGAGAACGTGAATTGCCTTTGAACTGAGTTCTGCGTGTCATATAGACCTCCTGATGAACTTTGGTGGTGTGGTAGGTGGGAGACCCATTTCGACCTGTTTCGGCCTACTTCAATTCGGCAATAGTCCCGCAGGCCTCGCCGCTTTACGTGCGACATATTCCCGTCCATGAACCCTTCACCACACCCCAAAGTTCACTTTGGTTATTGCGCTTTGTCAGCGCCGTAGATTCATATTCGAATCGTTGTATATTCACCGCCCTGGTGAGTAATGCGTCCTGCTGACGACGATAATAATGAACCAATAGTTCGACATTATCAAGAACTATTGGTACGAATTTTGGTGATTTATTAACTCTACGAAGTATGATTCTGATATATAAGGAAATTTATTTTTGAAAATGTGGCTGATGAAGGTTATGCGGCAGGGATCATAACTGCATGGTTTAGCGAGTTACATCAATAAATACAATTGGTTATGTTTTTTAGGTGGGCGAACGTGAGGCAAAGAAAACCCGGCGCTGAGGCCGGGCTAGATTTTAAAGTATTTATCTTTTAGAGATGTAGATGTAAAACTTTTCGCCTTTGAAAATTTTTTGTCATCAGAAGGGCTTATGAACTCATCTTTTTTGTAGGGAACCGCTAATGCTGCATCACGTCTGCGAGGCAGCTTGCTTACTTCCTCGCGCTTTTTCATGATCAGTTATCCTTTAATAACCTATACAGTTTTGTAGGGGTACATCCTGAGGATATTGTTAAGTTCGTAGCACGCCTTTTCCGCCCATCATCGTATAAACGAAAACCAGTAGTAGACGAATTTTCTGCGTCAAAAACTATAGACAGTATAGCGTCCCCAGACTTTTTTTGCCATTCGCATGTGCCGTTAGTTGGTTTCGTCATCTGTAGACGCCAGTCAAGAACGCCATCACTTATAGCTGAGAGATCGTTTAGTACATCTAGTACGGATTGATATCTTTCATTTGGATCTACATGAATGCATTTGTTCACTATTGTTATTAATTTTTTATGTATATGGGGAGGATACTCTTTTAATGGATAGCAGCCATTAATTATCGACTCTCTGAGTTGTTCAATCGTGCTAAATGCAGATCTTTCTCTTTCAAAATTATCATGTCCAACACACATTCTATATATGGTTAATCCTGCCTGATATATGTCATATGTGAAATTATAATCATTTGTTGATAAAGAAAAATATTCCGGTGGCACATGAAAATGATATCCAAACTCAGGCGCAGCTCTCGATTCCTCATTGACTAACTGAGATAATCCAAAGTCAGATAGCATGGCCTCATTTCTGTTTGATATCATAATGTTATTAGGTTTTATATCAAAATGCATAAGACCTTTTGAGTGTATATGATAAAGTCCACTTAAAAATTGAATGGAATACCGTATTATCTCCCTGCTTGTAAGATTATTTTTTTTCATTAATTGGTTTAGCGAACCATTATGATAAAATGGCATGGCTATATAGATATTGCTCTCACATTGAGCAGCATACTGAACTTGCACAATATTTGGATGTGCATGTTTATAGAGAAGCCTTGCTTCATTAAAGTAGTCGTCGTGGTTAGTGTTTTCTTTTTTTTCTATTTCTTTAATCACCAAGTCATGAGCTAGGTGTCTGTCATGAGCCAGATATACTTTTGAAAAACAACCCTGTTCTTCTAGATCACTAATCCATTCGAATTCTACATCAGCTCTTTTGTATGGAGTTAGCATCCCCTTACCTCCGCAGATAGTGCAGCCAAAACAGCTTCATTTGTTTCAGTTGTAAAACCAGAATTATCGATTCCATTTATATTGCGGTGTGACTTCAATATTTCTTTATACTCGATCTCTGTTAGGTTCAATGATGATTTCATGCCAGATTTTCTAATAGTGTAATATTTTCTTACATCACTGCTTGAAAATGCTTCTTGAATAACAGCTTCTATATAAAGGCGGTCAATGCTAAGATTATCAGAGTTTGATTCAGTAACGCGTATGGCAGCTAATTCAACATTATATAAATTAAGAATGTCGAGGATGTTATTTCTCACATACTTTAATTTTTCTGGTGTGTCTAAGGTCGAAGGTATTTTAATAACATCAACACATTTGAGTGCAGACTCATTAGTGCAATATACAACAAAAGATGTAACTTTGGGCGCCGCTCTAACACCTAGTATTCTCATTTTTTATATCCTATTTTAGAATCAGGCCGCATCTCTGCGACCATCCATCATCCAAACGTCTCTTCACTCATCCGAAGAAGCAGCAATCCGGGTTAGCACGCACAAGCTCAAGCGCATCAGTCAGCGAAAGTTCAGTACTGTACTGATGCCATTTCATATCCTTCCGCATCCAATAGATTTTCCATCTATCCAGAGAACGTATGTACTTGATTCTTGCTGATGGCAGGATGTTTGTTTCACCTGGATTGCCCTGCCACACGGGGCGCTGTTCGCCGATATCTATCGTTTGGTCATTGATGCTATAAACAATATCCAGTTCATTGCGGATATGTTCAGGCGGCCTTATGCTTTCAATGAATTGGTGAACTTCTTTTTTTACTGCTTGATATTCAAGGTCATTGAACGCCATCTATCCTCCTTACCCAAACGTCTCTTCAGGCCACTGGTTACCAGCTATGTGACGATGAAGTCACGAACTTTTCAGCCACTCCCTTGCCTCGATGTCATCCAGATGGCGAGATTGCTTCAGAATACCAGCTACATACTCCACCTTTGCTACTTGATGATAAGGCAACGTTATAGGCCTGTGATCCTGGTTAATGCTTGTAAATTGGTATTCTCCATCTCTGTCATAGCCAAGAACCTTAATCATGTTGTGTCCTTCAACGGTTCTGACAAACACCTCATCACCCGGGAATACTTTGGTGTTAGGCTCAATGAGTACATATTCTCCTGATTTTATTCTGGGCCACATGCTGTCTCCTTTCACACGAAGACCAAAGGCATCTGGATCATCGCTATAAATTTTGAGCCACCCATCGCGCTCTTCGGTCATCTCGATGGCACCATCAACACCAAGAATTGCCTCACCAACCACGCGCACTAACCCTTTTTTTAATTTGCCAACAAATGAAAGAGTATCTTCATCATTCGCTCCATTTAACGAAGTGCCGTGCTGAAGCCAAACAACATCAACGTTTAGAAATTTCGCAAGCGCATTCATTTTTTCCTGACGCGGTAAAGACTCAGCATTAAACCATTTGCTAACGCCTTTGGACGAAAGAGAAAGGGCACGGGCTATAGCCATTCCCCTACCATGTTCATCAAGACCAGCTTCTTTACAGGCTTGCGCTAGCCGCTGGGCGAATTCTTTGCGCACTTTTTCATTCTGAACCATGAGTACGATACTAAAGCACTTGCAAAAACTTTCAGTTCAACCATAATGCGTACTGAAAGTACGAAAAAGGATATTCCTATGCAAAATCTTGATGAGCCGATTAAAGGTGTCGGCATCCCTGAAGTTGCGAAGGCTTGTGGAGTTAGCGAAAGGGCTGTCTATAAGTGGCTCAAAAACGGCTTCCTCCCTAAGACTGAGTTTTTTGGGAAAACTAAATACGCATCAAAAATCGAAGAGATTTCTGGTGGCAAATATCAAGCAAGCGAAATGCTTGAAATAAGCAAAAAGAACCTTCTGGCTGCATAAGTAACACCGCTATTTTCACAATGGACATTCGTCCTACGTCGCTGACAAAGCGAGTCCCAATATATCTGACCAACTAAGGCTACATGCGTTTCCACGCATACCTTTCAACTAACTATTCACTATTGGAAATCTTAAGAAATGGAACAAACAAGTTACAGCAAACTATCCCAGCATGACGTTGATCGCGCAGAAACAGATTTACTCATCAACCTGTCAACGCTTACCCAGCGCGGTCTGGCAAAGATGATTGGCTGTCATGAATCGAAGATAAGCAGAACGGACTGGCGGTTTATTGCTTCGGTCTTGTGTGCTTTCGGAATGGCATCAGACATCAGTCCGATTAGCAGGGCTTTTAAGTATGCGCTTGATGAAATCACAAAGAAAAAATCCCCGGCTGCCACCGAGGATTTTAAGCAAATTGATATGCAATTCTGAGGGAATTACTGGATCAATCCACAGGAGTAATTATGACAAAACGTCGTAAGAAATACCAGGAAAAAGAAGAGATTCGACACCCTGATTCACCTGAGGGATTAGTGGTAGCCGCAGCAAATAACAGGGCGTTCGCAGAGCGCCTTGTTGGTGTTTACAGACTAGCCAAAGCAGGAGTGAAACATGGGCGTCGTTAAGTTAGCTGATTACAGGCCTCAACTGGAGGTCGTGGAGCATCGCGTGGCAGATACCGAAGATGGTTTCATGCGCGTTGCTAACGAGATTACCGACAGTCTGCTGATGGCTGATTTAACCGTCCGGCAGTTGAAGGTGATGCTCGCTATCATGCGCAAGACATACGGATTCAATAAGCCGATGGATCGACTCACAAACACGCAGATAGCAGCCATGACAGGTATTCATCACACTCATGTTTGCGCTGCCAAGCGCCAGCTTATTGAGCGTAAATTCCTCATTGCTGATGGCGTGAAAATCGGAGTGAACAAGGTGGCTTCTCAGTGGATTAGCCAGGACAGCTTAACATTAGCTAAAACAGCTAATAAAACATTAGCCAAGTCGGCTAATGGGTATAAGCCAAGTCAGCTAAACACAAAAGACAATATACAAAAGACAATAAATACAAATACCCCCTTACCCCCTAACGGGGATGGCGATGGGCAGGTTAAACCTGAACGTCGCAAGGCAGAACGAATCGACTACGAATCCTTCCTGAACGCCTACAACACCGAAGTCGGTGACAGACTTCCACACGCTGTTGCGGTCAACGAGAAACGAAAACGCCGCCTGAAGAAAATTATCCCGCAACTGAAAACGCCAAACGTGGACGGTTTCAGAGCGTATGTCAGGGCGTTTGTGCATCAGGCCAAGCCGTTTTACTTCGGAGACAACGACACGGGCTGGACGGCAGATTTTGATTACCTGCTGAGGGAAGATTCGTTAACGGGAGTTCGGGAAGGGAAGTTTGCAGACAGGGGGATTGCATGAGACAGGATATCGTAGCTAGCGTTATCGGTGGCCTGCTGATTGGTGGATTAACTCCAACCGCCAGTGACGTTCTGGCAACGCTGGAGCCGGAAGCGTTTTCAATTCCGCTCTACCGGAAAGCCTTCGAGGTTATTCGCAAGCAGGCGAGAAACAGAAACCTAATCGATGCGCTGATGGTTGCCGAGGCGTGCGGAGAGGAGCATTTCACGTCAATCCTGATGACCAGCAAAAACTGCCCGAGTGCCGCAAACCTGAAGGGATATGCCGGAATGGTCGCGGATAACTATCACCGCCGTCTGGTGCTGGAAATCATGGATGAAATGCGTGAACCAATCCAAAGCGGAACCATCGACGCATCGAGTCAGGCGATGGATGAACTTGTAAAGCGTCTTTCAGCCATCAGAAAGCCCCGTGACGAGGTTAAACCTGTACGGTTAGGGGAAATCATCACTGACTACACTGACACGCTTGACAGGCGTCTGAGGAACGGAGAAGAGTCAGATACCCTGAAGACCGGAATCGAAGAGCTCGACGCTATCACCGGAGGGATGAACGCAGAAGACCTGGTGATTATCGCCGCTCGTCCTGGTATGGGGAAAACCGAACTGGCGCTGAAGATTGCCGAAGGTGTGGCAAGCCGCGTTATTCCTGGTTCTGACGTCCGGCGCGGGGTATTGATTTTCTCAATGGAAATGAGCGCATTGCAGATTGCAGAGCGAAGCATTGCCAACGCCGGGAGGATGTCGGTTAGCGTACTGCGAAATCCTGCATCGATGGATGACGAGGGCTGGGCACGTGTTGCTAACGGCATGAGTCAGCTTGCAGATTTGGATGTATGGGTAGTCGATGCTTCGCGGTTATCGGTCGAAGAAATACGCTCAATCGCAGAACGGCATAAGCAGGAAAATCCAAACCTGTCACTCATCATGGCGGATTATCTTGGCCTGATTGAGAAGCCGAAAGCAGACCGCAACGACCTCGCAATTGCTCACATCTCCGGAAGCCTGAAGGCGATGGCGAAAGACCTGAAAACACCGGTTATCTCCCTGAGTCAGCTTTCGCGCGATGTTGAGAAGCGACCAAACAAACGCCCGACAAACGCAGATTTGCGTGATTCAGGAAGCATTGAACAGGACGCAGACTCAATCATCATGCTCTATCGGGAAGCGGTATATGATGAGAACAGTAGCGCCGCGCCATTTGCTGAAATCATCGTGACGAAAAACCGTTTTGGCTCGCTTGGTACAGTTTACCAGCGGTTCTGTAACGGACACTTTGTTGCATGTGACCAGGATGAAGCCAGACAGATTTGCACAGCATCAAATGCACCTGCTGCGCGTGGCAGACGATATGCACAAGGGGCTGACGTATGACCATCTACATCACTGGGCTAATAACAGGCCTGCTGGTAATCGCAGGCCTTTTTATTTGGGGGAGAGGGAAGTGAACGATAGCTACCGACAGTTTGAAAACTGGTGGTCAAAAGACAAAAGCCAGTTCACGGGAGACGATGAATTAAAAGAGTTTGCCTGGGTGATATGGCAGGCATCGCGCTCTGCTATTGAACTGGATATCGACTGGCCCGAATCGAATGACGACCTTTGGAAAGATGGTGAAGAAGGTGCTTATGCGATGGGTTATGAGGATGGGCGTGACAAAACGGTAATTGCAGTAATGAAAGCCATCAGGGCCGCAGGAATCAAAGAAAAGAATTTCGATTAAGCAAATATCACTTCAATAAATCGCTTTTAAGGCATCACAATCGCTCTGTAGTGAGGTAAACGCGTGCAAGGCATGCCAATAAGTAGCGAGAATGAAAAATGCGTCAGAATGCGTTTGAGGAGGTTTTAAGAAATGAGTACGATAGCTGAGCTTGTCAGGGCTAATTTTCGTGAAGAGTTGGTGCGTTGGTATCGGTATCGTTCATCGTCCAGTTTGCCGCTTGATGAGTTGTATGAGCATTCACCTGCCGCACGACGCTATCCGCGTGACCGTGTTCTTCGACGGTTGTTCAAACTCAACAATGAGTTTCAGCGCAACAGAATTATCCGGAGTCTGGATTTAAAGTGAAGGAGTGAGCATGAGCGACCTATCATTAACCCAGCCAAAGCTAAAAGAATGTCCGTTTTGCGGCGGTAATGCTCGTCTGTGGGTTGAGGCCGGAATAAATATTGATGTGTGGGGCTATGCAGAATGTGACCTCTGTGAAGCCAGGGGGGCATGGGCACCATCAGTTGCTGCGGCTACTGAAAAATGGAACCGGAGAGCAGGAGATGAAGCAAACCTTTCTGCTTCGCAACGAAGCAATCAGAAATAACGCCATAGACGCCATTCTCTCACTACCCATCGACGACAAGTCACCCCACGAAGTCCACGTTAAAGAACCCAAGCGCAGCAAAGCGCAGAATGACCGCATGTGGCCGATGCTGAACGATGTTTCGCGTCAGGTGCTATGGCATGGTCAACGGCTGGCGCCGGAAGACTGGAAAGACCTGTTCACTGCCCTGTGGCTTAAGACCAAAAAACTGGAGCAAAGAAGTGCGCCTGGTATCGACGGTGGCGTTGTCATGCTTGGCGTGCGTACCAGCAAAATGCGAAAGGCCAGCATGACTGAGCTTATCGAAATCATGTTCTGGTTCGGCTCAGAGCGCAACGTGCGGTGGAGTGATGACTCCCGGCGAGAGTATGAATGGTCACAACGAAAAGGGAAGGCTGCATGACTATCAAATCAAATACGCCAGCACACGACAAGGACTGCTGGCAAACGCCGCTCTGGCTTTTTGATGCGCTGGATATTGAGTTTGGATTCTGGCTGGATTCAGCTGCGAGCGACAAAAACGCTCTGTGCGCTCACTGGCTAACTGAGGCTGACGACGCGCTAAATTCTGAGTGGATAAGCCACGGTGCAATCTGGAATAACCCACCGTACAGCAATATCAGGCCGTGGGTGGAAAAAGCCGCTGAGCAGTGCATACAACAGCGACAGACGGTAGTGATGCTTGTGCCAGAGGATATGTCTGTCGGATGGTTCAGCAAGGCTCTGGAGAGTGTTGACGAAGTTCGCATCATCACTGATGGACGGATTAATTTTATCGAACCATCGACAGGGCTGGAGAAGAAGGGAAACAGCAAAGGCTCAATGTTGCTGATTTGGCGACCGTTCATCAGTCCTCGACGGATGTTTACTACCGTATCCAAAGCGGCATTGATGGCGATCGGGCTGGGCGTCAGGAGGGCTGCATGAGGCGACAGCGACGAAGTATCACCGACATCATCTGCGAAAACTGCAAATACCTTCCAACGAAACGCTCCAGAAATAAACGCAAGCCAATCCCAAAAGAATCTGACGTAAAAACCTTCAATTACACGGCTCACCTGTGGGATATCCGGTGGCTAAGACATCGTGCG